TGCTGGTGCAACTACAAGTCCAGACCAAGGATCTGACATTAAAGAAACTTTAGATGAAGTTGTTATTGCTGTAGCCAACGCATCGTGGCATGTGATAACAACTGAAGGATCATCTGAATGATCATGTACTGGATTAGACTTAATTTTTAAACATTGCCCTTGACCTGCTCCATCATTTACATAAAGATAACCACCTGCATATTGATTTAAAGTAAGGTCAGTTCCTGCTGTTTCTACTGAAATAGCATATTCAGCTGCTGCGACATTTGCTGTTGGTGCTAAATCTTGGTGATCAGCTTTTGTTCCAACAATGGTTTGAACAAGTTTTCCTGCTGTTAATGCAACACCACCTGCTTTACCATATCTAAATACTCTATCGCCGTAGTAAAGAACTGATCCTAAAGGAATATCGTTGCCTAAAGCATCTGTTATTGAAGTTGTTCCACTTGCGAAAGGATTAATTACAGAATCAGGACTTGAACCTTTACCCATAAAAAAGTCTGTAGGCGCAGAACCTAATATTGAGCTAGTACCAGTAACACCACCAATTTGGTAGGTGCCGCCTTCTCTAGTTCCATAGGTAGTCTCTGCTCCTGTCGTGGAGTTGACTCTGTAGGTTATAAAACCGTTTTGTGAACGGACGGGACCGCTAAAGCTCGATTTTGCCATAATTTCCTCCTGGGAAATAAGTTCTATTGTCTCGGCTTGTCTGCTAGGTCAGTCGATAGAACAAGTTAATTAATCCTAGATACTAATCAAAGTATATATCAGATTAGTCTAAATATGGAAGAGTTTGTTTGGTTTTTAGTATTTCTTCTCTTGATTGAACAAGAGATTGATATGCATCTTTTATAGCTGGATCTTTGCCAAAGTAGTCTAATATGTCTTGGCCTGTCATTTCAATTAAAGATTGAATGGTAATTAATCTACCCTCGATGTCTTTTAGTTTTTCGTCTGAATGATCCGCCATGGTCTTTATCCTATCTCTTTTCTGTCTAATATTATAACCGTCTAACCAATTTTTTACATTGATTATTTTTTTATTAAACTCTGAAAGAGTTTCCCAGTCTCTAATATCTTCGACAGTTCTCCCACACCCTTTGCACCGGTCATCGAATGGAGCCATTGATGTCGAGCAAACCCCTACACATGGTGAATTCGCTAGACTTATTGAATCGTGTAAAGCTGTATTCATAAAACCTCATAGGTTTTTTTTGAATTATACACTCATTAACTTAAATTAAACAAACTTTATTATAAATAAAAAAAAGGGAGCCGAAGCTCCCTTTACCAATAAATTGGATTTATGCACCTTGTGATGCAAAGACTGCTCTTGGATTTGACCATCCGAATGAGTATCTTTCTCTAGCTTTGAACCTGACATTGCCAGTATCAAAGTCACCTTCCATAGAAGTTGAAAGAGGAGATCTCTCGAAGTGTTTAAATCCATCAGGACAATCTGTTAACAAATACCAAGCATCGTTGTCTGTTAAGAAGTGGTTAACTGCGTAACCGCCTGAGACCATTCCCATGTTCTTAATAGCATTGATGTCATTATCAGAGGTACTAACTCTACCTGGTGTGTTAAGCAATCTATCTGCCACAAATTGTAATTGTGGTGGAATGATTAGTTTCTGGCCTTGTAAGGCAAGAATCATGCTTTTGTCATCAGTAAAAGTTGATACAGAGATAATTGCATCTTCCAACGAAGTCTCATTTAAGTCAGAGTAAGTGCTAGGTCTGTTGCTTAAAGTACCGCCACCAGCTAATGGGTGAGCTGTACTTACTAGAGCAACACCATCTCCACCAGTATAACTGGATGAGAAAGCGTTATTCAAAACAGCAGCTGCTTTTACTTGCTTAGTATGAGCCATAGATCGGGCCAAAGCTTTTGTATATCTAGCTCCTAATCTATCGTATAAGTTGTCTTCTATTGCTTCTTCAGTAAGAGCAAACGCTAACGCGATAGTCTCGTGTGAATACCTTGAAGTAAAACCTTCGGAAGCTGAATCAAATTCAACTGAATTTCCTTCTTGTTTTACTTTGGCATTACCAAAACCAACGATCATTGTTTCTTCTTCAAAAGCACGGTCAGATGACTCGGTTTCAAAGATTTCTGAATGTTCGTTTTCGTAACGATTATACTCCATTCCAAATAATGCATTTAGACCTGGTTCTAGCTCTTTAGCTAGTTGTGATCTGTTAATCGCCATGGTTATTCTCCCGCTGTTTGCGTATAGAAATGCTCGTTAATTTTGACAATCATATTGACGTAAGTAGAAAGACTTCCTGTGCCTAGAGCGTTATTCTCTGGGTCGTTAGAAAATCCAACAATTCTACATTGAGCTGTGCCTGTAGCCATAGTACCACTTAGATCTACATTAGATCGTCCGTTTACGGTACTACCAGCTGTGTAAACGATATCAGCATTTAAGCCAAGCTCGGTTACAGTCACGCTACCTGTTGCAGCACTTTGAACTTCAAAGAGTGTATCAGGGTCGTCAACTACGAAAGCCACCGCGTCGGATGAAGCAGTTAATGTCGGCCAGTAAGGTGAATAAATCACTTCGCCAGCTGAATTAGTATACTTGCATCCTTGAAAGACTCCCAGTAATAAATCTCCAGCTGCAGCTACGGCTATGCCGCCTGTTGCAACTTTCTTTACTGGATCGCCTGAAAAAATACTTCCAGTTGTACCTGTAAGGATATCATACTCAGTAGTTCCGGTTGTATTGTAACCGCTACCAAGTTTTCCTATAGGTCTTAAACCGAATTTAGCATTTGTATTAGCCATAATAGTTTCCTAGTTAAATTTTATTTTAGAAGCTGTAATTACTTACTGCTTCCACCAAAAGTAACCTTCGATGACATTTTACTTGAAATTGGCATCGATGGGTTCTCTTCACGCATTAGGTCGTTTTCCACAGCTTTCATTTGGTTTTGGGTTTGTTGTTCAAAGAATTCATTTCTTTGATCTGCGATTTCTTTATCAATTTTGCACAGTATCAATCCACCCACTCCTATAATTCCAGCGTGTCGACCATCATCGACTGTAGGCAAGTCATGAAATCCGGGGAGTTCGTCTGGCTTTACTGGAACGAATCCTTCACGAAATCTTTTTGAGACATTCGTTTTGTCATCTTGTCCTAGCACAGCCTCTCTAATCCAACGATAAGTTATGCCTTGAGATTCAGCTGCTTTAATAGCTTCTTCTGGTAGCTCTAAAGCTGAAGGCATTTTCCAAACTTTTGGCCTGTCCTCTTTTGCTCTAGTGTCAGCACTTCTTGAAGTTCTAACATCCTTATCATCAACCACGTTCTCTTTTCCTTTTGTCATGATTTTTCTAGCCTCGCTTTTTGTATTGCGTAATCTTTAAATGACACTCCAAGCTTTTTAGCTAATGCTTGCTCGCTCGGTGTCAAAGCGATACGATTTTGTTTGCGTCCTGTCGATGTGTTGCGTGTGGCTGAAGCGACTGTCTGGACGGGTTTTTTGTCCGCTTCCACGTTAAACTTGTGAGGCAACTCGCGTTGTACCCTCTTATCAATCTCACTATAGTATGCATCTGAGTCTAAGTCAAAGCCTTCGTTCTCTAATTCTTTGTGAATTGCAAATGCAACAGAGGTTGCAACTTGGTCTTGTCCAAACCAGGGGTTCTTTTTAGCCCAATCACGAGACTTAGGTGATGGCTCATTATACTCTTCAATAGTTTCTTGAGGTTGTTGTTGAACTTGCGTTTGTTCTACATAAGCAGCTTCTTGTTGCTCATATTGTTTTTGCTGTTGCCTATATTGTTCAAGCCTTGCTTTATCTGATGTAGCCATAGTTAAAGCTTCAGTTGCGGTAGCTATTGCTTCTGCATCTTGAGCTTCACTGGCTTGTTTTAAAGCTTGTCTTGCTAAAGTTATTTGTGATTCAACTCGATTAGTAAATTCATCGCCATAACTTGATTGAAAGGATCTTTGTGATTGTCTTAATTGCTCGTTTTGATCTTTTAAATCTTTGGCATACTGAACAGCCATAAGTTCTCTTCTTTGAAACTCTTTGGCTTGAGCCACTGCTTTATTAATTCTATTTTGTGCAAGTGACGCTCTTTTTTCTACATCAGATAAATCTTTTGCTTTTTCCTCTACTTGAGGAGACGCTTCAAAATCTTCTTTGATTTCATCTTCAGTAACTGGAGATGCTTGTTCAGCTTTTTCGTCTAGGACAATATCAACTGAATCTTCCTGCACTTCGTCTTCAACTCTTTTGTGCTCTGGAACTGCTGCTTTTTCAATTTTTTCGTCTGTAATTTCTACATCAATGTTTGTTGCTTCTTCTGCCATGATTTACCTCTATAAAGATTTAATGTCGTCTGGGTTTAAAATTGTAGCAATCACTTCGTCATCATTAATAATGCGAACTTCGTGATCATCTTCTAATTTAAAACGAGTGCCAGCATATCTGCCAATAAGGATCCAATCTCCTTTTTGAGCCCATGCTTCGTTGCCAAATTTATTTTCATCTTGGTAGGCCAAAGGTCCAACCTTTAGCACATAGCATATAACTGTGGACAAAGCTTCTCTGTCTACAGTTTCTTTTATTAATTGAATGCCACCATCAGTTACTCCTTTGCCTTTATACGGCAATACCAATAAACGCCATCCTGATGGATCGGGCATTCTATCTAGTAGGGATTTTTTTAGTAGGGTGGGGTCTAAAACTTTAGTTTCAGAACTGACAAATGCTTTGTCTAATTCAGATTCAGTTTCATTTTTTTTTGCGACATCTTTACTCATCGTTATCTTCCATTTGCAGCGTTTCTTTTAAATCTTCTATAAGGGATCGAATCGCCGATAACTCTCCCATAAGATACTTGTAATCTTCCATCGATCTTACATTGCCCCCAGCAATGATGTCAACAGTGTTCTGTTCTCTTTTTCTTAAATTTTTAAATAAATATTCTGCTAAATTTACAGCATCCATAACTCTCTCCTGCCTGTGTTATTTTATCTTCCGGGCCCAAACATTCCTCTGTCTCTTAAATTTGGGTTTCCATAATCGTAATCTTCAAACATTTCTTCCATTTTAGGTGGAGGTGTGTATATTGGGGCTGGAGTTGCCAAAGCTTCTCTAATGCTTTTTTGCTGATTTTTAACAGCTCCCATTTTTTTAACAGCTCCCATTTCTGCAATCGCTCTGTCAAGACCTCGTTGATTAAATTCATGCATTGCGTTTCCTGCTGGTTGTTGAAAAATAGGTCCTGGTGCTGCTGGTATTTCATACAAACCACTAGACGCAGCAAATTTTGGTAAGTTAAATTTTGGTAATCCACTAAAATCTAAGTCTTCAAAATCTTCAAGATTAATGCCTGGAAAGAATCCATTAGGCTCCGGCATTGTAGGTGGGGGTGTAAATACTGGTTCGGGTGCCGGTGTGGGAGCAGAAGTGTTTGAATCTTGTTGTCCCAATGAAGCTAAATATTCGTCATACATTCTTCCCACAGTTCCAGAGCCAAATTCTCTGCCATCACTGGCAGTATACATATCCATTGTTCCTATTCCGCCACTATTAACCCAATCTTGATACTGTGGTGTTTGTTGAAACGCTAAAAAATTTGATTCATCTTCTTGAGGTGGCGGTGGTCGGTAGAGATATTCATTCGGAGTTGCATGCAACTCCGCATCAGTTGCATATACTGGAGGGCCACCCTCAATCCTTGTTAAATCAGGCACATAAGGCGCAGGATCTCCTACTCCTCCTGTTTGAGTTGGAGCTGGTTCTTGAACTGGAGGCGCTGGTGTAGGTGCAGGTGCAGGTGTTGTTTGTGCAGGAGGCGGCGGAGGCGTTGGATACATTCTATTAAATTGATCCCGAATTGGATCAGGTGTCACATTGGTAGGCATAAATGACTGAGTTGGTTGAGGTGGGGCTTGATAGCCTTCAGGCGTAAAATACGCAGGGCCACCCACTACAAGAGTGTTTGCTGATCTTGGAGGTGGTGGAGAAACAGGTCGTGGCCCATAACCATCCCCTCGCATCATTTGATCGTGAAGACCAGGAGGCGTAGTAGGTAAACTAATTCGATCGGCCATCTTGCTAGCAAATGCCGTAGAATTTAGTACCTCTTAAGGCAGCTCCACCACCACGGGAATGCCCTTGTCCATGTCTGCCAGGCTTACCGCCATTAGCAATCTTTTTAGGTTCTGAATATTTAACAGTACCTTGATCTTTAATGTTTACACTTGATTTAACGTTTTTTACTTTTTCCATTTTTTTTACCTTTATTTTTTCTTGCTACTTCAAGAGCAATTGCAATAGCAGTTTTTTGTTTTTTACCACTGCCCATTAATTCACTTATATTAGCAGATATTGTCTTCTTACTGCTACCTTTTTTTAGGGGCATTCTATTTTTTCTTCTTAACTACCTTGGCCTTAGTCTTAGAGACAGCTTTAGGTTTTGAAACTTTTTTTGCTTTTGATTTGCTTTCTTTAACAACTTTGGCAAGGACTTCATTCGCTTCCTTATCGGCTTCTTTTGCGATTTTGTCGATGTCGAGATTTGCATTCTCATTGATGATCGGTTGATTGCCATTGATTCTACGCTCCTCTTCTTCTTTTAATTGTTTTTTGTGCATTGCTGCCATTTCTTCTCTTATTGAACTCATTTGTTACCTCGCATGATATCCATTGCTTTAAATTGGTTTTGTTGTTCTATTCTTTCTCTTGCTATGTCATCTTTCATCTTAGCAATGTCTTGTTGAATAACCAAACGTTGTTCTGCTAATTTATTACTTTGCATAGCTTTCATAGCATCAAACTGTTGACGTTGTGCAAACTCTTCACGCTTGCGTTGTACATCATCAGCTTTGATGTCTAACTCTTTACCTCTTAGTTCTACTAAAGGATCAGGTTGTGGAGGGGGTGGCATGAAGATAGAATTTATTTGTTCCATCAACTGAGAGACAACTGCAGCCACGTCTCTTGCCACCGACTCTTGTAATTGTTGTTGATACTGCATGCCAACTTCTGGTGGCAATTGTTGTATCTGTTGCAAGGTTGCTTGGAACTCTGGGTTCTGAGCATTTTGCTGGTCAACAATTTCAGCAGCTCTAAATGAGACATGCTGATAAATATGTGCTTGTATTAAAGATAATACAACTGGGTTTGATTGTGCAGTAACAGTTCCATACAAAGATACATGAGAATTAATGTGCGAATCATGATCTTGGCCTTGGAAAGCTTGCGCTGGCATTCCAGCTATCAAACTTGCATTTTCACTTGCAGGGTCAATCGGTTGAGGTTGAGGGGGAGGTGGCAAAAGCTGTTCAATGTTTTGCACCCCCATTGAAGCATACATTCTTCTATAAGCTTCATGAATTCCAGTGGGCCCATGAATCTCAGGATTGCTTTGTACTGTTCTAAGAAGTTCTTGAGCCATGATGACTCTTTGACTCATAGAAAAAGTATTAGGATCTGAGACAGGCAATACATCTACCCTGTTATCAAAATCTAAAGCCTTAATGGTTTGATTGCCATTGGCTGTTGAATATGGATAAGCAGGTGGTAAATATTCGCCAAACACTTTGGATAAAATTTCAAACTCAATTCTTTGACTTGCATGCAGTCTTTTATGAATGGCACTCATAACACGAGTGCCACGTTCTAACAGAGCAACCGTTGTACCGACTGGCGCATTTTGGTTTCCATCACCTACTTGAATGTCTGCGATAGATGCGAAACGCCTCCCACTGTCGACCAAGATCCCTAGGAGAGAGAGAAGGGTTTGACTTGGCTCCTTAAAAGGTAACGGTACAAAAGCGTCTCGCAAACTACCGCCGGGTGCGTCCATGTCTCTGAACTCGCCGGGCTGTAAAGGCTGGTCGTCATTACGAATACGAATTCCTCTAGCTTTAAATCCAGCTGGTAAATTAGATAAAGTACCAGCGTCAATAAGCTGACGAAGAATTGAAGTTGAGGCTTTCGATAAGCCTCCAATCATGTGAGTCAAACCAAAGCCATAAAAACCTAGCCCTGGTAAAAACTTATAATGCACAAAGTAATTGGTACGCTGTTTCAGCTGATCATTTTCTTTGTAGTTTCTGCGAATAGATAAAACTTTGTTATTAGCAATGGTGACAATGTATGGCAATTTAATTCCAGTCTCTTCACCTTGGGCGTTCATATCTTCAAACCCTGGGATGTCTAGCTCTGTATGAATCTCATGCACTTTGCAAGTATCATCATCGCTGTAGCTTGGACTAACGCCTTGAAGCTCGTCTATCTCTTCTTGAATTTCATCTGTTTCATCTGCCATCATGCTTGCAGAATCTATTTTTACATCGCTGTAAAAACCAACTTGTTGTAATTTGCGTATGTCGTTCATTGACATGTTAATTACATGCGTGATTCTTGTAGCGCTGTGTAAGTCTGTTGCAGCATAAGGCACAATTAAATCTTCACTTGGAATAAATTTAGAGACTGCTCGTCCTAAGTTTTGATCGTAGTAAACTTTTCTAAAAGCTGAACCAGATAGAGGTAAATAAAATAACATTTGATCAGTTTCAGGATCATATTCTTTCATGACCTGCATAAGCTGATAATTCATAAACTCTTGCACACGAGCAGCTTGTTGTTCAGTTTCCGGGGTTGTCATGCCA